GAGCTGGGGCTTGATAGCGGCTTTAGAAATTTAGTAGCCGTTGAGGATCTGGCTACAATTTCTGATGAGGTAGAACGTAAGGAAAAACTCACAGAAAGAGTTAAGGGAATGAAAGAGCTTTTTGATGCTGAGGTAAAGAAACAGGTTGAAAAGGAAAAGGCTGAGTTTCTGAAAGGACATACTCCTCCGGCTTCAAAAGAAAAGTCAGGAGAGAAATCTTATAATGATTTCAAAAAGACCGGGAATGTTAAGGGTATGATCGGAGAAAAGCTGAACGGACTGTTTAGCGGTGAAGAATAATTGATATTTTAAGGAGGATTTTTAAAAATGGCAGAAATGGTTAAAAGAAGTGATTTTCTTGCTAATGAGGTAGTAGATTTGAGAGAAGAGATTGCACTCACTTCTCCAACAGATACTCCTCTTACTACCCTGTTAATGGGTAGAGGTGCTGTAGTTCCGGCTACAGATATTACAGTAACATGGAGAGAAAGACAGCTCAATGATGCAAGAGGTACTCTGAAAGTAGAGGGTGCTGAGGCTGGTGAGGCTATTAAGTCCGGTAGATCCACACTTTCTAATGTGTGCCAGATTATTGAAAAAGTAACTCAGGTATCTGGTACAGCTCAGGCTCTTAATCCTAAGGGAGTAGGTAAGAGCTTTGAGGCTGAAATTGCAGACAGACTCTTAGAGACAAAGAGAGATCTTGAGTGGTATTTCCTGAACGGTACAAAGGCTACTGAGTCTGGAATGACTCCTCGTCAGATGAATGGTTTAGTAAACCTTGTTAATTCTGGAAACGTAGTGGATGCTACTGAGGGGCTTACAGAAGAGCTCATGTTAAATGCTATGCAGAAGATGTGGGATCATGGCTCTCAGGGTGAATATTACACGTTTGTAAATGCTGGTACTAAGAGACTTATCAATAAGCTCATTACTACAGGTGCTAACATCCGTGTAAACACATCTAATGGACTTAATCAGGTAATGGGTATTACAGTTCAGAAGATCGAAAGTGATTTTGGTACTCTTAACATGGTACTTGATCGTCACATGGATGCAAACACAATGTTAATTGTGGACTTAGATCAGGTTGAGATTGCTGAGCTTAGAGGTACATTCTTTGAAATGCTCCCTAAGGCTGGTGACTATTTCAAGGGACATATCTTGAATGAGAGCACAATCAAGCTGTTAAATAGCTACGCTGGTGCTAAGCTTACAAATATCACAAAATAAGAGCCTTTTTAAGGGCTTAAAACTATAAGGAGGTAAAGTCATGGCTGGAACAACTAAAGCGGCTGAGAAAGCCGTACAGGAGCCTGTAGAGGCTAATGTAGAAGTAAAAGAAGAGGCTAAAAAGGAGAAAGTATATAAGCTGAGATCCTCTAACAAGTATCTCACAGTATCTTCTCTGGGAGTACAGTTTATGGCTGGTAAGTATGAAACTACGGATCCAGCTATCACAAAAGCTCTCTTAACACTTGACGGCGTAGAGCTGTTAGAGGACTAAGGAGGTAATCCTATGGACAGCTTAGAAAGAGTCAGGATTATACTGGGGATCTCTAAGGATAACACTGAAAAGCTTAGTCTGATAGGTGTTTATATGGAGAAAGCCAGAGAAGATATTGAGGCTGTTTGTAGGGATGATTTTTTAGATCCTGATACGGGAGCTGATATATTCCCTAAACAGCTCAACAGTGCCTTAGAGGATCTGGTTATTGCCAGATACCGTAAAAGGGAGGCTGAGGGGTATAAATCTCAAACCTTAGGAGATGAGAATACCTATTTTGATGATTATTTCCCGGACAGTATTAAACAGCGGCTCTATCCGTTTACCCGGCTTATTCCTCGGAGGTGAGAAGATGTTTTTTTATGATAAAAAAGTAATTGTAAAAAGATACTCCTCACACTTCGGGGAATATAACAGACCTGAGTATAAGTTACAGGATGTGGGTTGTTATAAGTGTACTTATACAGAGCATGAAAACAGAACAAGTCAGCTACAGCCTCAGAAATCGAATTATAGAGACTCAACTCTCTATACTGAGCGTGATGCTGATATTAAACTGGGAGATGTGCTTTATATTTATGATACAAATGAGTATGATGCTATAATCCTGAGCTCAGAGTACATTATGATAGCAGACAAACCATACAAGAAAAGGACTCACTTAGAAGTACCTCTGAAAGTAGATGAGGAGGTGTAGCCTATGTTTGAGATACCCGGATGGGATGAGTTTGTTGCCCGGTGTGAGGGTGTGGTAGATAAGTGGGAGGATAAGAAAAAACTCCTCTTACAGAAGATGGCTAATATTTGTCTTGAGGAAATAACCCCTCTGATCCCGGTTGATACCTCTAACCTTGTAAGTAAATTTCAGGTTGGAGTAATAACGCCGGATTATGCAGAGGTAGGAACTAATGTAGAGTATGCACTCTATGTCAATGATGGTCATGTACAACATAGGAGATTTTTACCTATTTCCTACTTATCCGCTGGAGGTAGAAAAAAATATGTACATACCTCAGGAAAAAAGGGGAAAAAGTCCGGGGGAATAATGTTAAAAGAGCGTTATATCCCCGGTGTGTTTTTTCTGGAGAATGGTATGCAAGCGGCTACTCCCAGAATGAAAAAATTGGGGGAGAGCTTTATGGTTCAAATTGGCAGAGAGATAGAGGGAGGTTAATATGCGGTTATTAGACAGCGTGTGCAAGCTGTTAGCCGATAAATACAAGAGGGTTCCTGTATATATCGGAGAAGTGCCGGAGGGTTTCTCCCGTCCGTCTTTCTTAGTAACGCTTGCTACAGAGGGGACTAAATTACTCAATAAGAAAGTGTATGAAGATACCCCGTTATTTCAGATAACTTATTTTAGCCGCAGAAATGCGGTAGGACAAGCTACAGCTATTGATCTGTACCGCAAGAAAGAAGAGCTCAAAGCTCTTTTTTTATTGCCCGGAGCTATTCCTGTGGTGCCGGGAGAGGTACAGGAGAAAAAGCGGTACGCAAAAGTAAACTCATTTACCTCAGAAGTTAGACTCTCTGAGGACTGTGTTTACAGCAAGGTATCACTAAGTTTTACAAATGATACCAAACAAGAGAAACAGTATGAACTTATACAGGACATTGATCTTGTTATGAGTTCAACAAGAAATTATTAAGGAGGTAAGTAATAACATGGGATTGCCAGACATTGTTATTGAATTTGCGAAAAAAGCAGTCACAGCTATTCAGGCTGGTGAGGGCGGCGTAGTTGGTATCATTGTGAAAGATACCCCTAAAGGAGCCTATGTATTAAGAGCTGGGGATAAACTTCCTGAGCTTACAGAGGATAACAAAGCTTATGTAGAGAGAGCCTTTTTAGGTGCTCCCAAAAAAGTACACTTGTATGTACTTCCTACAGAAGCCCCTGATTACTCGGCGGCGTTTAAATATTTTGCTACAAAGAGAGTTAATTATCTTTGTGGAGATCCGGCTATTACAAAAGAGCTTACTACAGCTCTTATTACATGGGTAAAAGCCAAAAGAAAGGCTGGAAAAATTCACCCTGTAGCGGTACTGGCTGGAGATGATGCTAAGGCAGATGATCCGGGTGTAGTAAACTTTGGATTAGTTGGAGGAGAAAACCTCAATGTAGGAGAAAAAACATTTACAGCTCCTCAGTATTGCTCCAGAATTGCCGGGCTGTTAGCCGGACTTAGCTACAATGTGTCAGCTACTTATAAACCTCTTTCTGAGGTAACAGCTATCCCTGAGGTAGATGATGAGTCAGCGGTAGATGATGCGATTGATGCCGGAAAGCTGGTATTGTATGACAATGGTACAGGTATTGTAATTGGTAGAGGGGTAAACTCTCTTACTACTGTTACTCAGGAACAGACAGAGGATCTTAAAAAGATCAAGATTGTAGCTATCCAGGATCAGATTACTACAGACATTATGGACACAATCAATAAGTCCTATATTGGTAATTATCCTAACAGCTATGATAACAAATGTCTGTTAATCACAGCCATTAAGGGATATTTGAAACAGCTTGAGGATAAAGGCTGGATCGAAAAAGGTAAATCCATTATGGAAATTAACGTAGAGAAACAGAAAGCTTATCTGGAGTCCGTGGGTGTAGATACTACAGATATGGACGAACAGGCTATCAAAGAGGCTAATACTGGCTCTAAGGTATTCCTTAAAGGTTCTGTATCTATCCTTGATGCTATTGAGGATGTTGATATTGTGATTAACAAAGAGTAAGAGGGGAGGTAACTACAGATGGTAGAAACAAAAAGGATTTGTAACGGTACTTTTGGAGAGATCTGGCTGGACGGCTCTCTTGTAGGAGAGTGTTACAAAGCTCAGGGTAAAGTAGAGTTTAACAAAGAGGAAATTAAACAGTGCGGCTCATGGTACACCGATACAAAAGTGGTAGGCTGTACTGGTAAGGGATCTCTTACTCTATATAAGGTTAATTCCAGAATGGGTATGAAGATCCAGAAAATGATTGATAACAAACAGGATGTAAGATTTACAATTATCAGTAAATTAGCTGATCCTGATGCTTTTGGTGCTGAGCGTGTCAGCATTACAGGAGTATCTTTTGATGATCTTACACTGTTTGACTGGGAGGCTCAGAAGCCGGGAGAAACAGAGTGTCCTTTTACCTTTACAGGATATGAGTATCTCGATCAGATTAAACCTCAGTAATTGAGGCGTAAACATTGTTAAGAGAGGCAGTAAATGCCTCTCTAATTTTTTGAATTATCGGAGGGAAAAATAATGGCTACAAATACAAAGAAAGTTGAAGAAAGCGTAGAAATTACAGAAAAGAAAGCGGTTAATGTATTGGATCTCTTGTTAGGATCCGATTGTGGTAAAATCCAGACACCTTTTAAAGATGTGGAGATTTCCCGTTTATCTGAGGCGTTTGGAGCTCCTTTTATCGTAAGATGTATGGCTTTGACTCCTAATGAGTACGAAGATGTACAGGATGCCGCTATCAATATTCAGGGCAAGGACGTTGATCTTGATATGAACCTGTTACAGAACCTTACAGTAATTGAGTCTGTGAGATTTGTGACGGTAGATGAGGCTGGGAACAAGTCTACAGGAGGACTCCTGTTAAAGAGTGCCGACTTAATGAGTAAGTTTAAAGCTCCCACACCTAAAGAGCTTTGTAGAGCTCTGTTTCTGTCTGGAGAGGTGGCTAATATGTACAATGTTATCTCAGCTCTCAGCGGTTTCTCAGATCAGGCAGTTAAAGAAGTAAAAAACTAATAGATACAGACGGGCTTACTAACATGATGTACTGGTATTGGGTACGGAAAGGGATAAGACCGTCTGTATTTTATTCCATGCCTAAGGGAGAATTAACTGTAATTCAAGCTTTCTATGAAAGGGAGTTAGATGAGTATAAAAGCTTAAATAACCAGCTTGATAGGAGGTGAGAGGATTATGGTAGAGTTTGGGGCTAAGCTCTCTTTGAAAGACAATATGTTTGCTGTCATTCAAAAGAACGTACAGAAACAAAAAGAATTTCAAAAAGAGGTTGATGCCACAAGGGAGGCTTTGCAGAGGGCTACAAATGCTAAGTATAACATGAATGTAGAAACCTCAGCGGCTCAGAAAGAGGCTCAAAAATTAGCTGATAAGTTGGAGGAGGTAGGAAAAACAGCCACAGCTACAGTTGATTTAGATACAAATGAAGCCCAGAAAGAGGCTGAAAAGGTACAGGAGAAACTTGAAGAGTTGAAAAGCCCAGTACAGCTACAGATAGAGGCTAACGATCAAGAGGTTAGACGGCGTGTAGCGGCTGTGAAAAATAATCTTGATAGCCTCAAGAATAAAGCTGTATCTCCAGTTGTACGGCTTAAAGATCAGGCAAGTAAGAGGATTGAAGCTATTAAAAACTCTCTAAAAGAGGTAGGTAAAACAGTAGCTTCTCCTTTTGTAAGGCTTAAAGATAAAGCAACTCTCCGGCTAAATAAGATCCGTTATACTCTGGAGAGTTTAAAGAATAGGATCATATCTCCTATTATTGTATTAAAAGACCGGGTTACTGTGGGGCTTCACAAAGTGAAGTCCTATTTTAGTGCAATAAAGGAAACCTTTGTAGATCCGTTGGTGCTGAGTATAAAAGACAAAGCTACAGCGGTAGTTAAAAAGGTAAAGTCAGCGGCTATCTCTTTAAAGAGGATGGTAGTAAACCCTATTATCAAGGTAAAGGATGCCGCTACAAATGTGATTAACCGGGTGAGGGGACTGATTAAAACTGTAGGAAAAGCAGTTGGAACGCCTCTCATTAAGGCTAAAGATACGGCTACAAAAATTATATCTGGAGTAGTCGGTAAGATTAAGGCTTTAGGTAAGAGAGTAGCTTCTCCTATCATTAAAGCAAAAGATACAGCAAGTAAGATTATTGGATCCGTTAAGGGAAAACTCTCAGCTATTGGTAGTAAAATAGCCGCCCCTCTTATCAAGGCTAAAGATGCGGCAAGTTCTGTTATCAAAAAGCTTATGGGGATGCTGGGAACCCTTGCAAAAGGTGTGACAATCGGTATTGCTGTAGCCGGAGCTGGTGCGGCTCTTGCCGGGAAAGCTATGGGACAGGGTGCAATGTTGGAACAGCAACAGATTTCTATTGAGCACTTTGTTGGGGTGAATAACCGGGATCAGTCAGCAGACCAGATCAAACAAATGAGTCAACAGTATATGGAGGCTCTTAGAAATAATGCCAACGCTACCCCGTTTACTACAAATGAGGTTATAGCGGCTGGTACAAGGGCTGTAAATGTAGCCTCAGGTAATACTCAGCAAGCTATGAGCTTGTTAAAGGTTGCTGAGGATATGGCGGCTCTTAATCCTGAAAAATCCCTTTCTGATGCTATGGAGGCTATAGCAGATATGAAAGTGGGAGAGACAGAACGAATGAAAGAGTTTGGTTTTAAGATTTCTCAGGAAGATATTAAAAACGCCGGAGGCGTAGATAATGTTATTGAAAATCAGTTGAAACCTTACTTTGAGGGAGGGGCTCAAAAGCTTGCTACAAGTGCGGCTGGTTTAGCCTCAACTATTCAGGGTAAAGTGAGCTCTATTGTATCTGATACAGGATTGAAGATGGTGGAAAAGGTAAAACCTTTACTCCAGACAGCTATTGATTTTATTGATAAATCAGCTCCAGCTATTCAGGCTTTTACAGATAAGTTTGCTAATGGCTTTGGAAAGGCTGTAGATGTGGTAAATGATCTTATTACAGGATCCGGGAAAATGTCTGGCTCCTTTGGTAAGATAGGAGGCTTAGTTTCCTCTGTAGGCGGTGTGTTAAAAAGTGCTTTTGGTACTATCAAAAATACAGCCGTATCTATGTTTACCTCAATTCAAAATCACTCAGGGCTTTTCAGTAAAGTAATGGGTGTAATTAGTGATGTAGGATCCTCAAAACTTGGATTTTTAGGAAATGCTTTTGATGCGGCGTGGACTGTAATCTCAAGTGCATTTGAGGGGATCTTATCAGTAGCTGAGAGTGTGTACAATGCTTTTGAACCTATTATCTCAGGAATTGCAGATGCAGTATCTAACGCTTTTGACTGGGCTGGTGAGAATATAGGAGGAGCGGCTACTACAATCAGCGGATTTATCAGTGATTTGAGCTCAAATATTAGCTCTGTTATGGGATTTTTGTCTCCTTACATTGCCTCAGCGTGGGAATGGATTAAAGGGGCATTTGCTCAGGCGGCTCCTGTAATCGGACAGGCGGTTGAGTTAATCGGCTCTGTACTCTCTGTATTATGGGATGCAGTGACAGCGGTATTTGATTTCTTAGCTCCTTACCTCCCGGCAATATGGGACGGTATCTGTGGGGCATTTAAGTTAGCTGGTGAGATAATCTCTACAGCCATTACTTTTATAGGTACAATCCTTAGCGGTTTACAGTCAGCTTTCACGGCTGTAATGGACTTCTTAGCTCCTTATATTCCGTCTATTTGGGAGGGAATAAAAACAGCCTTTACCGTAGCTGGGGACGTACTTAGTGTGGTAGCTTCTGTGATCGGAGGTGCTATACAGGCTATCTGTGATTTCTTCTCTGGAGATTTCTCCGGGCTGTCAGGAATTGTCGAAACTGTATGGGGAGCTATCACTGGTGCTTTTGAGGTTGCGGCTGGAATTATCGGCGGTATTGTCGATTTTATAGGTGGCATAATCTCAGGAATTGTGGACTTTTTCTCTGGTGGACTTGAGGGAGCCAGAGGCGTAGCTGAGGGAGCTTGGAACGGTATTACAGGTATCTTTGAGGGTGCCGGAAACCTCATTTCAGGGGCAGTTGATACGATTTCAGGCATAATCTCAGGTATAGCCGGATTTTTCTCTGGTGGACTCGACTCTCTCAGTGGTATAGCTGAGGGAGCTTGGTCAGCCGTGACTACCGCCTTTGATACAGCCGGATCCCTGATTTCTGGGGCGGTTGATGGAATTGGTGCAGTAATAGGAGGTATAGGAGAAACTTTCTCAGGTGCTCTTGATGCTGTAGCTCCTATTGTAGATGGGGCGTGGACGGCTATTACAGGTGCTTTTGATACAGGTAAAGAGTTACTTTCTGGTGCTCTTGAGGGGGTTGGATCTGTACTGGATGGTATTGGATCAACTATCACAGGAGCTCTTGAGGGCATTGGTTCCTTTATTGGTGACACATGGGATAGTATTTGTGGATTTTTCTCAGGAGGATCTGAGGAAGTGGGACAGTCAGCTCCTACAGCTCAGACTAATGTAGAGGCTTACAATACCGCTTTTGCTCAAATGGGTGCAATGGCTCCTCAGGTAGAGGCGGCATGGAATAGCATATCTACAGCCTACAACACAGGTGTTGAGAGTATAGGTACTACGAATACAGCAGTAACAACAGCTCTTACTACTTTGAGTGATGCGTTTACAAAATCCTTTACAGCTATTAACACGGCAGTAACAACAGGATGGACGGCTGTAAGTACCACTTTCACAAATATGACAACAGGATTTACCACCTTACAGACAACAGTTTCTACAGGGTGGACAGCTATTACAACAGCCTTTAAAACGGCTCAGACAAATACCTCTCAGGTTATGACTACTATGCAGACAGCACTTACTACTTTAGCTACAGCATTTAATACAAACTTTACTCAGATTTTGAGTATTACCGTATCGGGCTGGAGTTCAGTGTTATCCGCATTTTCTGTAGCTCATAGCGGTATATCAGCTCATTCAAGTGCAATCTCCGGCACGTTATCCTCATTGGCTGGCTCCTTTAGATCCTCTATGGGAAGTATTATAGGATCGGCTAATAGTGCGGCGGCGGCTGTAAATAGTGCGGCGGCAAGTATAGCGGCGGCTGTAAGCCGGGCGGCAAGTGCGGCGGCAAGTATGCCGTCTGGAGGCGGTGTAAGCCGTGCAATGGGTGTAGATCGTGTACCTTATGACAACTATCCTATCATGGCACATGAGGGAGAAAAGCTTCTCACAAAGAGAGAGGCTAACCAGTATGAAGCGGCTATTTCTACAAGAGGTGTACGTTTCATTAGTAGAGCAATGGGTACAGGGGAGATCCGGCGTGATAATACTCCGATTTTAGCACATGAGGGAGAAAAGGTATTAACGAAACAGGAAACCAGACAGAACGGTGAGAAAGAGGGAATTATTGTTAATTTCAACGGACTCACGATTGAGAAAGAGGCTGATGTTGACGTAATCATGGAGATGATGCTCCGTAAATTACTCAAGATTAAGGCTAACATGGCATAAGAGAAAGGAGGGGCTATATGGAATTTTGGTTAAAACAAACTGAGTCTGATAAGTTTAGATTGCCTGTAAATCCTGAGTCCTTTTCATTCTCTGAAAAGGCAGATAACACCTCAGTAAATGTAAATAAACTGGGGGAGGTTAATCTATTAGGTTACAGGAAATTAAAGGAGGGCACAATGTCCTCCTTTTTTCCTAACAAAAATTATAATTTCAGTAACAACTCTGGCAGACATTCTCCTTATTGGTATGTAACTAAGATACTGGGATGGAAAGAGAAAAGAAAGACAGTCCGGGTGATTATTGGAAGTAATATAAATGTCCTCTGTACTATTGAGGCTTTTCAGTATGGGGAACAAGACGGGACTGGGGATGTCTATTTTACTCTCCAGTTAAAGGAGTATAGAGCGGTTTCCGTGAAACAGCTTACAGATGCAGAAAAGAAAAAGCTCACAACTCCTAAAAAGAAGCCTCCTAAGAAACAACAGCCTACAAAAAGACCAGCAAATAAACCGCCCAGTCCCAGAACATACACGGTTAAGCGTGGGGATTGTCTCTGGAATATTGCAAAAAAATTTTATGGTAATGGAGCTCAGTACACTAAAATTTATAACGCAAATAGGGGAAAGATAAAAAATCCTAACCTTATCTATCCGGGACAGGTTCTTACAATACCGTAAAGGAGGTAATGCTATGAGAGTAATCTGGGGAACAACAGACATTACAAATTATATTACCTCTATTAAATGGGGAGGATCTAAGAGTCAGGTTGCCCGTAAACTGGAAATTGAGATAGTCAATGCTCCTTATGATCCGAATATTAAAGCCTTAAATATTAAACTTGCTGATAAGCTTTACTTATTTGAGGACGATAGTATGAAAACCGAATTGTTTAGAGGTTTTGTAGTTACAAGAGAGCGTGATAGCCAAAGTGGTAGCGTATCATATACCGCTTATGATCTTTGCTATTACACTATAAAAAGCAGTGCTACATATAACTTTAAGAATAAGACGGCAGAAACTATAACACAGGTTGTCTGTGATGATTTGCAGATACCTACAGGATCATTAGCTAAGACGGGGCATAAACAAAAGCTCCTTGTTAAAAATTGTAAAATCTATGACATTATAATGAAAGCCTATACTCAGGCTCATCAAGTAGATGGTGAGGATTATATGGTGAAAGCCTTAAAAGGGAAGTTATGTGTTGTAAAGTACGGTGCCACAATTTGTACAAATAAACTGGTTGAGGGATCAAATGTTACAAGAGCTACATTCAAAGAAACTCTTGATAAGATGGTGAACCGTGTACGGATTTATGACGGGGACGGTAAGCAAATTGGGGTAGTCTCAAATAGCTCTAATATCAAAAATTATGGTGTATTTCAACAGACTTACACAAAAGAAAAGGGCAAAAATGCGACTACTACAGCTAAGAGTAAGTTTCATGGAGTGGATAAGACAGCTAAGATTGAGGCTATCGGATTTACTCAAGCTGTAACAGGAAACGGTATTGTAATTCAGGATGGTGCTACAGGATTGAAAGGGCTTTTTTGGATTACAGAAGATACCCACAAATGGGTTAAGGGAGTGCATACTATGACACTTTCCTTAGAATTTAAAAAGTCTATGGATGCAAAGGAGGTGTAATTATCGTGGAAAATGCAGATCAGAACTATAGCGAATTTTTAGAGCTTATGAGAAATCAGGGAAGAATGGATAACCCTCAGACATTATTTATCGGTACAGTAAAAACATGGGCTTCTGATAACTCAAAAATTGAGATTGAGGTAGATGATCTTATATTAGATCAGGAGGACATATTGGTAGCTGATTATCTCATGGATGGATTTAAGTTTCCTTTAAAAACCCCTTATGTCTCAAGTGTAACTTTTGGGCATTATGACGGATCATTTAAAACCACTAATCCGGCAGTGAAAAAAGGTGGACTAAAAAAGGGAGATCTTGTAGCTGTTATGAAATGTAACGATAATGATACCTATGTAATCCTTGCAAAGGTGGTGAGCCCATGACAGGAGGTTTATTTCCTTTTGATGATACAGAAGAGTTTCCAGATCTTATTGAGGAGGAGTCTAATGAGGAATATATTTACAAAGATTTTGAAATAGACTGGAAAACAATGAGAATGACGGGAAAAATTGTAGAGGGGAGAGATGCTGTAGAGCAATGGGCTCACATTGCTCTTAGGACTTCCCGGTATGATTGGTTAATCTATTCATGGGATTTTGGGGAAGAGTACACAGAGCTTATAGGTTACTCGTATTCTCAGGAGTATCTTGATAATGAGGTAGAGAGGACTATAACAGAATGCCTTACAGAAAATCCTTATATCTCAGGAATTGAGGACTTAACCGTAACCGTTGAGGACAGTCACTTGCACATAGAATTTATTATGATAACAGATTTTGGGGAGGTGAGAATGGATGTATGAGGATCAAACTTATGAGGCAGTCTTAGAAAGATGCTTAGAAAATTCCAGAGATGATATTGATAAGACAGAGGGGGGAGTATTTTTTACAGCCCTTGCTCCGGCGTGTTTGGAATTTGCTATACATTACACAGAACTTGACGGGATAGTAAGAGATACCTATGCAGATACCTGTGATAGAGATCATTTGATCTTACGCTGTAAAGAGCGTGGTATCTTTCCATATCCAGCTACAGCGGCGGTGTTAAAAGGTGAGTTTAATGTAGATATTGGAGTGGGAAAGCGTTTCTCATTAGATGAGCTTAACTATATCTCTACAGAGTATATAGGAAGAGCTGGGGAAGATAGCGGAGCCTATCTGTATAAAATGCAGTGTGAACGGGTTGGGACAGATGGTAACAAACACTTTGGTTCCTTATCCGCTATTGAGTATATCACAAACCTTGAGACAGCGGAGCTTACAGAGCTTCTTATCCCGGCAGAGGATGAGGAAGATACAGAGTTGTTAAGGGCTCGTTATTTTGCAAGCTTTGAGACTGATCCTTTTGGTGGAAATAAAAAAGACTACAAAGAGAAAACAAATAAGTTGGATGGAGTCGGTGATACAAAAGTAATCCCTACATGGAATGGAGGGGGGACTGTGAAGCTCATCATTATAGACAGCTTATTTAGTAAAGCCTCAGATACTCTTATTAAATCTGTACAGGAGGCTATTGATCCGCTGTCAGATCAGGGGAACGGCTCCGGGATTGCTCCTGTAGGGCATACAGTAACGGTGGTTACTGTAAGAGAGCGTGAGATAAAAGTAAAGACTCACATAGAGTATAAAGAGGGCTTCTCATGGAGCCGGATAGGTTCAGAGATTAACAAGACTATTGAAGAGTATCTTTTAGAAATGAGAAAAGATTGGGCTAATCAGTCTCATCTATCTGTAAGAATTACTCAGGTTGAAGCCAGATTATTAAAGCTGGAGGGAATAGTGGATATTTCCGATACAACAATTAACGGATCGACAGATAATTTAGTTCTTGAGCCGGATGAGATCCCGGTACTGTATTCTGGAGGGGTGGAGGTGATTTAGTATGAGATTAAATCTCGACCTATTAAAATACTGGATCCCGGAACTCAGAAAAATTCCAGAATTTAGAGAACTGGCTAAAGTGTGGGACATTGAGTTTAAAAAGCTATATGGATGTACTCAAAAGACTCTTGATGATACCTTTATAGATACAGCCTCAGAGGATGGGATTAAGCGGCTTGAGAAAATAGCCGGAATATACCCAGATGAGGGAGACAGCTTAGAGCATAGGCGTACAAGACTTTATAGCTATTGGAATGACAGAAAACCATATACAGAGGGAGAGCTCTATAACCGATTAAAAGCGTTGTGCGGCTCCTCAAATTTTGAGATAAACCCAGATTACAGAAATTTCCTCATTCAGATCATAACCCATGTAGGGGGCGTTGGTGCGATGGAGGAAATTGAGTATATGCTGGATTATTTCCTCCCGGCTAACCTCATCGTAGAATTAAAAAACATTCTTACAGGAGGAAGTACAGCCGGGATTTTTTGCGGCGTTGGTACAGTATCATCTATGGCTTATACGATTACTAATGATATTGAGGGTACTTATCCATTTATCAATGATTTGTATATAGCTCATCCTATGGTACTTGCTTCTGAGACTCTGGTTACAAATGATATTTCAGGCTCCTATAAATCTGAAATGACGTTAAATCAGGGAGTAGTCCCAGTAAGAGCCGTAGAGTTACAGGTAACGAATGATATTAACTCAAAAGCTGAGTTGATAGAGGAAAAGACTATAGGATCTGTAGTCAGTACCTCACAAATTATAACAACACATTAAAAGGAGGAAACAAAAAATGGCAGAATTTAAGTCAGCGGTAATCACTAAAAAAGGCGTGGCGTTGATGGGAAAAATTATGTCTGGTAGCACTAAGCTCAATTTTAGTAAGATTGTAACGTCTGATACTACTTACAGACAGGATCAACTTGCTAATCTTTCCGCTCTTACCGGGATTAAACAGGAGGCTTTAATTTCCGGCGTAAAGCGAAAAAATGAGGCTACTGTGGAAGTAAGTACACAGTTTAGTAATACAGCTCTGAGGGCTGGTTATTATGTGCGTACACTGGGACTGTATGCGGTGGATCCGTCTGATGGAGATATTCTTTACAGTGTGTGTATTGTAGATGAGTCAGTATCTACGCCGGACTATATGCCGCCTTACAACGGAGTAGGTGTATCAAGCTTACTTATCAACATGGTTACTACGGTATCTAATGCCGCTAATGTAACTGTTACTGTAGATCCAGCGGCGGCGGCTACTGTATCTCAGGTAATGGACTTACAGGCTCAGGTAGACGATCTGAAAGGCTTTACAGGCTATATGGATCAGGATATTTACGGCGTTGAGGTGGATTTTAACGCTAAGAAGTGTGTAAGACTTGCCGGAGCTGTGGGAAGATCTGAGGGAGAGTTTTTTGATAATCTTACCCCGTGGGGTGGAAGAAAGAGGGTTATTCTTTCTGATGATGGTTATGAGCTGGGCTCTTATGGAGATCCTCAGTACACAGAGACAGGTAAGCTTGTACAGGCTGTTAATGTAGAGATTACCCCAGAAAAACCGGGATCTCCGTCATCAACTCCGGCAGTATTGAAAAATTTCCCTATCGGAACTCCAGTACAGGTTATGGTAAAACAGCCTAAATTCTGGGTTAAGGTGGTACCGCTCTCAATGAGTAAGGCGGCACATGGTAGAGGTTATCAGTTTGATAAAGCCCGTTACTATGTATCTCCTACAGCAAAGCCTGGCTTTATGGTGATTGATACCTTTAAGGCGGCAAACGGTCAGGAACAGGATTATATTTATCTCTCAGCTTTTGAGGGATCTCTGTATGATACCTCAGAAAATGCTTACATTATGGATGATGCTCAGGTAGCTGATTTTGAAAAAGACACAGGAGACAAGCTCTGTAGTATTGCTGGAGCTAAACCAGCCTCAGGAAAGACTCAGAACCTTACAAGAGCTAACACAAGAGCTCTTTGTAATAATCGTAATGCAAATGTTGAGGCAGACAACACAGCCGGAGGGCTGGGTTGGAGACAGCATGATATTTTTGCTCTTTCTATTACTCAGATCCTTATGTTAGTAGAGTACGCTCACTTTGATGCTCAGGCTAAGATTGGTAAGGGTGTAAGTAGTCTTGTTGATGATGGAGCCTCTAACATGGCTCTTGTTACTGGTGGTACAAGTTCCTTAGGAAATAAGTCTGGAAATGCTCCAGATGGTGAGGACGGTAAGAAGTCTGTAACATACCGTGGAGAGGAAAACCTCTGGGGAAATATCTGGACATGGTTAGACGGTATCAATATTGAGTGTAAGGATATTCAGAACGCTTATGTAAGCTCTGATAATCTTACCATGAAAGATGATACTAAAGAGAATTATGAGAACGCTGGATTTACCTTAGCAAAAGCTGGCGGCTGGGTTAGTAAGTTTGGATTTGATGCGGCTCATCCGTATCTTTTCCTCCCAACAGAGTGTAAAGGAGCAAGTAATTTTGTAGGTGCTAACCATTGGAACAATCCTACTTACAGTGGCTTTGTGGGGGCTCTATTGGGCGGTAGATGGACTTATGGCGGTAGTTGCTCTCCTTTCTATCTGTATGTGGATAGTACCTCCGGTCATCGTTATCGTGCTATCGGCGGTCGGTTGCTGTATGTACCTCAGGCTGATAAGCCTAAGTACCTTTATAAGGTTATGGCGGCGTAACGCTGGGGTAAAATAAATAAGTTGTTAATGGGGAGCTGGTAACGGCTCCCCATTTTCATAGGTCACTAAAATTGTTGGCTTTATGGTAGCTCAATTAGGCGGTAAATGGAATAATGGCAGTAATTGCTCTCCTTTCTATCTGAATGTGAATAATACCTCCAGTAATCGTAATCGTAATATCAGCGGTCAGTTGCAATATGTACCCTTGTAATTTTTGCAAGTAATAAAAATTTATACTGTAAATTAGTGACCTTGCCTCTTGGCAGAACATAAAACAGACGGGATTTCCCGGACTGGGTAAAAAGTATGTAAAGGGGTGTTGATAAGGGGCTAAAGCCCTGAAACGCCGTTTAGGAGTACCAGTAAAGGTCAGCTCCCCTTTGGTACATACAAAAAAAAATATGTGAGATTGGAACAATGGAATTATGACAGGTACAAAAGATCTCTTTGATACTATATGTAGCATGGATAACCTTTACAGGGCTTTCCAAAATGCGAAAAGCGGAAAGGGCTGGTATAAGGAAGTAAAGCAGATAGAGAAAAGACCATATTACTATCTGGCTGGCTTACAGTATATGCTCAGAAACAAACTCTTTCATACCTCAGAGTATGAGATTTTTCTCCTAAATGAGGGAAAGAAAAAGAGAGATGTGTACAAGTTACCTTTCTTTCCAGACAGAATAGCTCAGTGGGCTATTTTACAGGTTATAGAGCCTTTTCTTGTAGCTAATATGACTACAGATACCTATAGTGCTATACCCCACAGAGGGATCCAGCCTATAGTAAATGATCTTAGAGGCTATTACAGAAAGAAGAAAGTAAACGGGAAAGAGAAAAAGGTGTGGATCCCCTCAATACTGTTATCAGATGAGGAGAATACCCGGTACTGTTATAAGATTGACTTACATCATTATTACCAGTCAATAAATCACGAACTGTTAAAACAGAAATACAGAAAAGTTTTTAAAGATCCAGATGTGTTATGGTTGCTGGATGAGATAGCGGATAGTATCAACACAGCAACAGAAGAGGATTTGATTGAGCTGTATTTATCTGGAGAGGTAGAGGTTGATCCTAATACTGGAATACCTATAGGTAATTATATGAGCCAGTATAGCGGTAATTTCTATCTTAGCTCATTCGATCATTATGTAAAGGAAGATTTACAGGTTAAACATTATTACAGGTACATGGATGATATTGTTATTTTTGCCGGAACTAAAGAGGAACTGTGGGAAATTCATGGAAAAGTTACGGCTTACATTCAAGAAAATTTACACCTAAATATTAAGGGGAATTATCAAGTATTCCCTACAAAAGTGAGGGGTGTGGACTTTGTAGGATATAGGTTTTTCGGAGAATATACATTACTCAGGAAGAGTACAGCTATTACTTTTAAAAGGAAAATGAGATCCTATAGAAAAAAGATGGAAAATAATATACCGCCTACTTATGGTGAGTGGTGTTCTTACAACAGCTATCAGGGGTGGCTTATGAACTGTGATAGCTACAGGCTATACAAGAAATACATGGAGCCCCTTATAGAATACATGAATAATTATTATGAAAGTGAGGTTAAAAATCATGGTGAAATACGAAAACGTACAGTCAAGTGCTGATAAGGTAGAGCCGTTGGAAATTACTGAGTCCACAGTGATTGTGAGGACAGGAATTACCCGTGTAGATGAACCCGGAACAGAAGATACTCCCGGCTTTAAAGGCTGGAATATTAAATCTGAGGAAGTCTATGAGAAAGATGAGTATATTAAGCTCATTGTAGAAAAAAACGGATCTCTTGAGAAACAGGCTACGGATATGCAGATTGCATTAACGGAAGTCTATGAGATGATTCTTGTGTAGAGGGAGGTAAGATCATGGTTAAAATTTATGCTGAGCTGATTAAAAAGGGAGTTAAAACTCTGGAAGAAGTTCCTGAGAAGATCCGCAAAGAGGTAAAAGCTTTTTTGGAAAGTGAGGAATGATTGATATGATTATCAATTTTATCCTAAAGATATTCTTTAGAAAGGAGGTACATATCATGGCTGTTATTTATGCGACTCTTATTGTAAAAGGTAAGAAAACTTTTGCAGAAGTTCCAGAAGTGATTAAGGAAAAGGTAAAACAGATCCTTATTGATCTGGAAGTGCCGGAGCTGGCTGAATAGTTTGAGGGGCTTTTGCCCCTCTTTTATTTTGGCAGAAAGGAGAAAATCAAGTGTGACAGAAGATCAGAAAATTGAGTTTGCTGAAAAGCTCTCTAACATTGAGGCGAGATCTAAGAGCAATTCTCATAGGTTGGATGAGCATGATGAGGCTATCAAAGAACAAAATTCTCTCATTGCCGCTATTAAAGAGCTGGCTGTAGAAACAAAGTACATGAGAGAAGATCTTAACTCAACTATTAAACGTCTTGATAAGTTAGAAAGTCAGGACGGAGAAAAATGGGAGAAATTTAAGTGGTTACTGGTAGCCGGATTAGTCACGATTGTATTAGGCTATTTAGCTGTACAGGTAGGACTAAAATAGGAGGTGATCCTACTTATCTATCTAACACAGATCAGGCGGCGTAATGTGTTAGATTATACGCCGTAGTATTAAATAAGGAGGATTTTACTAAAAATGGATTTTTCAAGCTATCTCATTGAAAAGATGCTGGTGCTTGTACCAGTATTGTATATCATTGGAATGTTTATTAAGAGCACTCCAAAAGTAAAGGACTGGCTGATCCCGTGGATCTTGTTAGGACTTGGACTTGCCGGAGCTGTAGCTATCGGAATTACTACAGGAGTCCCTATTGTAGATGCTGTAATACAGGGGATCCTTGTTACTGGCGTTACAGTTCTTACTAATCAGCTTATTGTACAGACAAAAGCAAAAAACTAATAATTTATAAAAGGAGTATGCCTTTCAGGTGTACTCCTTTTTTCATGCGTGAAAGGGGATGATACGCAATGCTGAGTAAGAAAAACTTAGAAATACTGAGAAATATCATCTATGCCGTAGAAACAGGAGGACAGGTGTACGGAGGGGCTGATTACAGCTCTTTTATTGAGGCGTATCACAATACTCCCACAGAGACAGCGATCACAATAGGAGCCGGACAGTGGTTTGCAAATGAAGCAAAACGCTTATTGTCTGAGATCTTGAAAGCAGACAAGGCTACTTTTAAGAAATTAGATACAGCCGGGATTGAGGAGGATCTGAAAAAAGACTGGAGAAATTACCGGATTAGTAAGTCCTCAGCAAAAGCTAAGGCAATTATTAAGATTATCTCATCTCCAGCCGGAAAGAAAGTACAGGATGCTCTTGTAGAAGATCAAATGAAACAGTATGTTTCTGAGGCTGAAAAGCTGGGAGTAACAGATCAGGCGGCGGCTATGATGTGTGCAAACTTTAGACATCAAGGCGGCTTGAGTGCAATGAAAAGGGTTATCGGAAAAACTGAGAAACCTTATACATTGGATCATCTTTATGCCGCCTGTAGTACAGATACAGGAAATCAGGTGGGGGCTTACAAGAGCCGCCAGAAATTTGTTTATACCACTTTAAAGAAGATGGTAAAAGAGGAGGAAAATACTATGGGAGTAACAGCAAAACAGGCTGTAGCAGTAATGGACGGCTGGGTAGGACTTAGCAGAGCCGCTGGAACACATAAACCTATTGTAGATATTTACAATAGCCACAAACCTTTAGCAAGAGGCTATAAGGTGTCTTATAAGGATGCTTATTGTGATACTACGATATCAGCGGTATTTATTAAATTAGGAGCCGTGGATCTGATTGGCGGTACTGAGTGTGGGGTACAGAACCACATTGAGTTATTCAAGAAAGCCGGGATCTGGATTGAGGATGGTACAATTACTCCTGAGTTTGGAGATATTGTATGCTTTAACTGGGATGATGGTACTCAGCCTAATGACGGGTATGCAGATCATATCGGATTTGTTAAAAAGGTAAATAAGTCTAAAGGTACTATGGATTTTGTTGAGGGCAACATGAACGGCGGCGTTGTAGGTTACAGAAAAGATGTACCTATTGGCTGGGGTTATATTAGAGGCTACGCTCGCCCTAAATATGCTAAATCAACAAATACTACACCTCCGGCAGAAAAGCCCGGAAATAGCGGAAATACAAGCTCTCAGGGAGGTACTGGAGTACATACAGTAAAGAGCGGTGATACTCTTTCAGCTATTGCTCATAAATACGGCACTACAGTACAGGTGTTAGTAGATTTAAACGGTATCAAAAATAAAAATCTGATTTTTGTAGGGCAGAAAATTAAATACCCTACTACAAAAGGATTTGTAAAAGGATGCCGGGTAAGAGTTAAAAAGACGGCTGAAAGATATGCAACAGGAGAAAAGGTTGCAAGTTTTGTAAAAGGATCCACATACACTGTTATTCAGGTTGGATCTGGAAAATGTTTACTTGGCGGTATTATGAGCTGGGTAAAAAATGAGGATTTGTCCCTCTTATAATTCTTTTTGAATTATTTTGAGAAAGGCTACCAGAGTAAAGGCTGGTAGCCTTATTTTTTTTTGTCTAAATTTGAGGAGTATCTGAGGTTAATACTTACATAAAAAATAATGGGTTTACATAGTATCAAAAAGGTGTATAATAAGAGTGAGATATTATGATAAACCTGTACAATTTCTATTAACAGGAGGAAACAGGATGGTACAGGAAAAATTAAGAGCGGTATTCTATGCAAGAGTATCAACAGAGGAGGAGAAACAGCTTAACGCACTTGAGAAGCAAATACAAGAAAATAGGGATATAATAAATAAGAATGGATGGATCCTTGTACGAGAGTACATAGATGAGGGTAAAAGCGGCACTACTACAAAAAGAAGAAGTAGCTATAAACGGCTCTTAGCTGATATGAAAGAGGATAAATTTGACATAATTGTATGTAAAGATCAGGAAAGATTACAGAGGAATACTCTTGACTGGTATTTGTTTGTGGATAATTTGGTTAAGAATAACCTTAAATTATTTATGTATCTTGATAACAAATTTTTTACTCCGGCTGAGGATGCACTTATCACAGGTATTAAAGCTATCATTGCTGAGGAATACAGTAGAAACTTGAGCAAGAAACTCAATAACGCAAATAAGAGAAGAGTTGAGAGAGCACTTGCTGGAGAAGAAATAGCGGCAATGGGTAACGGTAAATCTCTGGCTTTTAAAATCGTAAATGGTAAGTGGGTAAAAGATGAAAAAGAGGCTGAGCTGGGTAAAAAGATCTTTGAGCTTTATCTCCAGTGGAACAGTATTAGAAAAGTGAGAGACTGGGTGAATGACAATGGATATACAAACAGTGTAGGAAAACCCTTTACCTCTGAGAGCATTGCAAGAATATTGAAAAATGAAAAAGCAAAAGGTATAATTGTTATGGGACATCATCATCACGATTTTGATAAAAAGAAAATCGTAAAGATGCCTGAGGAGCAATGGGTAAGGATTAAAGCTCCTGAGCTGGCTTATGTGAGTGAGGAAACTTTTGACGAAGTACAGAGGAGACTTAAAGCAAAGACCGGGAAAAAGAGGGGAGTAAATGCTTACTCTAATCCCCTTAGTAGTAAGCTATATTGCGGTAAGTGTGGAGGAAAGCTCTGGAAACATAGCTCAAATGGATATATAGGCTGGTATTGCTCCTCTAAATTAGCTAAAGGTGATGTACAGTGTACTGGAGTATCTACCACATCTGTTAAGATCAGAAAAATTTATTCTGAAATATCTAAGGGGTTGATAGTAAATAAATCAGCGGTAAAGTCCTCTATGCTGGAATGGTTACATCAATTAAAGTCCTCCTTACAGATTGAGGATCAAAGTAAGCAGATACAAAAAACCATAGAACAGCTTGAGAGAAAGAAAAATAAATTGACAGAGGCTTATTTAGATGAGATTATTTCTAAAGCAGATTACCGGGAGAAATACTCAGCTATTGAAATGCAGATAACAGAACAACAAAAACTTTTAATCCCGGTAGAAGAGAATGAGGATATAAAAGATATTGAGGAAGTCATTAAAAACATAGACAGAGAGATAGATGATTTTATAGCCTCATCACAATTTGAAGAAAGCAAAGTAGATTATTTAATTGAACACACAAAGAAAATAACAGTAATTGACAAAGAGCACTATATTATAGATCTGGATCTTTTAGCCGGGGTTATACTAACAGGAAAAGATTTTCTGTTATATGTTCACAATACTATGCCGCTCCCCCATGTGTGAGAGTGTCTTCACCCACATGGTTAAGGAAGCCGGTTTGGCAGATCGATTTCTGATCGACTCAGCTGCGACCAGCACAGAGGAAATAGGAAATCCGGTTCATTGGGGAACGGTAAACAAACTAAAGGAGGTTGGGATTCCGTTAGTCCCCCACAGGGCAAAGCAGATCCAAACAGCAGATTATGATAAATTTGACTATATCATAGGTATGGACACAGCAAATATACGCAATCTCAACCGGATGTTAAAAGGAGATCCAAAGGGAAAGATATACAAGCTTCTTTCCTTTGCAGGTTCAGGAAGAGATATTGCAGATCCGTGGTATACGGGTAATTTTGATGAAACGTATTTAGATATAATGGAAGGCTGCAAGAGATTTCTGAAATATCTGAAAGACAACAGAGAAATTGTTTGA